ATCTTGATTCTAATAATTTTCCTTGGTAAGCTTCCTCACCACTTGCCATACGAGATGCATGCATAAGCTGCGCATCAGACATAGCCATTTTTGTTTTCTGTTTGTTAGCGTATATTTTTGATCCCGCAGAAACGGCTAATTTAATTGCCGATAACCACATAGATTAATACCAAGTTGCTTTAACTGGTTTTTTGTCAGGTCTCATTCTTTTAGTACCTCTAACAGTTACTGTTTGAGATTCTGTTGGGTCTGTAGTTTCAATTACTACTCCACCTGTAGCACAACCATCTTTTGTAACTCCAGGTCCTACAGTAACTTTTGGTTCTTTAACAAAACCAGATCCGATTTGCCAATTTTTCATTATACTAATCCTCCACCTCTAAAAGCTTTGCCAAGTCCTCTTGATGACATTCCGCCACCTTTTAGACTTTTAACAATTCTTTTTTTTTCGTCTTTTAAATTTTTTTTACCTTTTTTAGTAAAAGCTTTTTCTGAATCAACTCTTCCAAGTTCTTCCAGTTTATTCATTCTTGATGAATTCATTATTCTTCTCCTCTAGATTCGTCTCTTCTATCTTTAAAAGACTGAGATTTAGTTGATTCTTTTCCGTCTCTCTCTCCTAAAGATTCGTCAAGTCTATCGTTCGCGCCTTGTTTTTTAGATCCGCTAGCTTTACTAGAGTTAGGGTATCTTTCAATGTAAGGTCTATTTCCAAAGTCATTTCTCATAATATTTTCTCCTATTGTTTTTTTACTTTAAATAATCCTGCAAGTCCACCACTATTTGCATTAAAAAAAGACTTACGTCTGTTTTGTCTACTTCTAATAAAATCCAATGTAGCCATATCTGATAAAGAACTAGCAAACCTTGAGTTTGGCTCTTGTGATAATACAGTACTTTTTTCTTCTAAAAACTCAGGGACTACTGGTATAATGACTTCATCAGGTCTATCATTATCATCGTTTTTAATAAATGTTGTAGTAGTTTTTTTCTTTGGACCAGTTGTTAAAGCTACCTCGTCATTAATATTAACTTCTTTTTGTTTTGGAGCTGTTTTAAATGTTTCAGTAAATTTAACTTTAATACTGTCGGCAATATCTGAATTCCAAGCGTTTATTCCAATTTTTGTTATTTCATCAACTTGTTTAACACTCATTCCAAGTTCTTCGGCAATTTGGTTCTTTGCTGTACTTTTAGCTATTTGTGTAAAAGCTCCTTTTAGTGTAGTAGGTGGTTTCGTTTTATCTCCGTCTTTTCCACTTGGAATTTTAGACGTAAAAGTGTCGTATACGTTCATAGCGAGTTTTACATTTTTTATTGTACCATATCCGGATGCTATTGTTTTTACTGCAGCTGGAGCTGGAACTATTCCGGCACTAACTAAAGTTAAACCCCATCCAAATACTTCTCCTGCAGTTAAGCCACCTAGTTTTTTATTACTGGTTAATTTTTTTCCTGTAATAGGGTCTGTAACTTTAAATTTTTTATTTGGTGACGTTGGTATTTTTGTTTCTAATATTTGTTTTTTAACTGCTGTTCTTTCTGCTACAGCTTTAGCTTCAACTCTTGCGTTATCTCTTTCATCTCTTGTCTCAGGGGTTACATCATATTCTTTACCACCAATATATTCCTTAGCTTCCGGTGCTGTAACTCTATCAACTGTCCTAGTTGTGACACCTAGATCACGCGGACCTCGATAATTATAATTATTATCATTGCCACTACTATTATCATTAGTAGTATCAGAGGTATCATTAGAGGTATCATTAGAAGTATCATTAGAAGTAGTATTACTACCACCAAAATTCTCACTACCAAAATTTGATCCTGCGCCAGCATCCCTTCCACCACCTGCAAATCCTAGTCTCTCACCTTCAAATGCAAAATCCATGTTTGCTTGTTCTGTTCCTAAAATTCCTTGTTCACTTGCACCATAGATTGGATTTGTTCCATTGGCTTGTTTTTTTCTAAACATAGAAGCAACTCCACTTTCAGATTTAAATGGCATCAACACTTCCACTTTCTTAATGACTTATTAATTCTTGAATCAGGATCATTAGCTGTTTTTGATGATGTTAATTTTTTTTTCATACCACCCATTCTAGCACAGAAAGATTTTTTTCTTGATCCTCCTTCTGGTTGAGGGGCTTTTAAATTTCCGCCAGTAGATTTGTTGTAAGAAGCACGGCCTTTAGCATTTAATCCACCAGAAGGGTTTTTACCTTCTTTTCTAGTCCATGCTGCCGTAGCCATTACGCCTTAGCCTTGTTTTTTTTACTGTTTGGAAACCCTGCTTTCATATTAGCATAAGCTTTAGGTGTAATAGTACTTTTACTTTTTGGTTTTGAAGTACCGGCTTTTTTTTTCGCGTTGATGTTTGCGTAGAGTCCTTGTCTTGCCATAATTATCTCCTTGGTCCTTTTAATGTACTTACGTCAAATCTTTTTGTTGCATCGGCTTTTGCTTTTGCTTGATTAGACATTTTTTGTTTAGTTAATGAAGTTTCAGCTCTAAGTTCTGCTAAATCTTCTGTTTGGTCCATTTTTTCTTGTTGATAGCTTTGGTTCATCATAGCTTTCATTTTATCTAAGCTCAACCTTGCATCGTCTTCTTTTTGTTTTCTCATATTATCTTGAGACTTAATATCGAGTTCTCTCGCTCTTAATTTAGCAATTGGATCGTTACCAAGATCGCCCATTATTTTATTTTGTTCTTTAACAAACTCTTCAGTCATTTCAGAAATTAAAACAGCTTTTCTAGATTCAATTTCCATAACCAATCTATCCATCTCTTGTTTAAATTCTGGATTTTGTTGTGCTTCAGGATTTTGCATCATTTGTTGTAATTGTCCTACTTGCATTATTTTTTCCTGCATTTCCATTTGTACCTGTTCATCAGCCATTAATGAAATATGCTCAAAAATATTTTTTTCTAATGAACCCATAATGACAGGATTATTCTGTGCCATAGTTGTAGACATAAAAGAAAGGTGTGATGCAATGTGAGCTTGATGATCTTGTCCTGTAAAAGCTTCAAAAGGAGCACCTGCTAACGCATCAATATGTTCTAGTGCTGGGTTTTTAGGGGCCGGCTCTTCTGGTGGTGGTAAAATTTGATCAATATTTTTAACACCAATCGCTTGATACATATCTTTGTAAGCTGCATATAAATTATGCATCTCTGGATTAGATTGAGCTAATTGTAATTCTGTTTGAGCAATAGATACTCTTTGAGTTGATGAAAATATATTTGGATCAGCTACGGGTAAGATATCTACTCTGTCATCAAAATCAGCTTGTTTAATTTGTTTATCAGCGCCTACTACTTCATATGGATAAACCGCAGGAAGGTAAGTTGAAAAAACATCCGACAATAAATTAAATTCATTTTTCATAGAAGCATACAATCTTTTGTGGATCGCTGACATGACCCTTGAACCACGTTCTAAAAGAGCTACAGTTGTACCAACAGCCGCCTGCTGGTTCCCATCACCAACTTGCATGTCAGCAATTGATGCGAATCTCTGTCCTGCCTGAACACAAATACCCATCAGCTGTAATAAAGTTTGCGAAGGTTCCTTGTAAGGCAAAGTCATAAAAGCATCTCTTAGATTTCCACCGGGTGCATCAACATCTCGAAACTCACCTGGTTGCAATGATTGAGCATCGTTGTTTACACGAATTCCTCTCATCTTAAATCCTGCTGGTAAATTTGATAATGTACCTGCATCTATTAATTGACGTAAGGCAGACGTCGCTGCTCTTGTTAAACCACCAATCATATGAATTAATCCAAAACCATAAAAACCTAAACCCGGTAAAAATTTAAAATGAACAAAATAATCAATTTTTCTTTTTTTCGGATCATCAACTTTATAGTTTCTTCTAATTGATAATACTTTTCTAGAACCACTATCTACTGTTATGATGTAAGGAACTTTAATTCCTGTAGGCATTCCATCAGGTGCTCTATCTTCAAAGCCTTCAAGATCTAAATCAGTATGAATTTCAATCAACGAATACATCTTATTGTTTTTTTGTTGACCGTTCATCTGAGTACCTTCTAGTTCTCGTTCTTTTTTCTTAACTTCAGTTTCTTCTGCATAAGGTGCAAAAATTTCTACGTCTCTATAAAACCCTGTTACTTGTTGTTTACGTAAATCATTTTCTGAAATTTTTATTGTATGACAAATTGCTTCAGCATCTTCTAATGAAGTTGCTGTGTAAGGCACTACTAAATCATCGGCAGGAACAAATTTAGAAACTGCTCTTCCTAACAAGTCATCATAATAAACTTTTTTAAACGTCGAACCAGCTAATGGCAGATAAAATAACATTTGATCAAACTCAGGCTCGTACTCTTTCATAACGTTCATGATTTCATAATTCATAAAATCACTAACCCGTTGTGATTGAGCTTCTTTTTCCGGAGTTGAGGCTCCTAAAATTTGAGTTCTGATTGGGCCATCGGCTGGTAATAACTCTTTGTAAGCTTGCGCTTGAAATTGTGTAACGGCTTCTGCAAGCACTGGATGCGTTGCACCACTTGCTCCTTGGAATGGTTGTGTACGTTGTTCAAACTGAAAACCTAAAAGATCTAACCCTTTAGAATAAGATCTTTCCCATTCTCTTCTTGATTCTCTATAATCTGTATAGTTACCAAAAAGTTCTGAACCTAATGGTTGTAAAATAGAATCTGGTAAAATATCGGCTAAGTTAGCGTAGTGATTGTCGCTAGATTCTGGAGACATGGCGCCAGGATCAAAATCAATGTCAACTGATCCATCAGGATTTTCGGTAACTTCAGTATTTTGTGAAGACGGCATTGATTCTTGCATTTCTGCAACAACTTCTGTCTGCTCCGCTTCTGAAGGTACAGTTATATTTTGCCTTACGTTCGGTAAGGATTTATCTACGTCTGCCATATGTTGTTTTCTCCAATCTTTCTGGTTTATCTTGTTTTGGTTCATTAATCAAGCCTCTAGGCTCTGGTCCCCTTAATGGAGGGATCTCTTTCCATTTAACATGTTTCATGTTTTTAACTAATGTCGGGTTTTTCATTATCTTTTTTTAAAATAATTAGCAATGCCGCCTCGAGCCAATGGAACATCTTCATCGCTAAAGTTAATATCAACTGTTTCTCTATCAAACTCAGGATCTTCTGATCCTCGGCCTCTATTATCTTTAATATCGTTTAAGTAATTTGCATAAGCGGTAGCAACTTTAGTACTATTCTCGTTTGGAATATTTTTAGTAGCTTTAGTTCCATAAATTTCTTCAAAAACCATTATAGGGTCCTTACCAGCTTTTAAATCTATTGCTTGTTTCTCTGATAAGTAATCTGAGTTCATTATAATGTAACGTGCTACCCCTTTGGCGTTAGCAAACTCATTATTTTCATTATAATTCATTTTTAAAACAGACTCAGTGTCTAAAGCAGCTTTGTCTGTAATTTTTGGTTCAATTTCTCCTTTGGCAATAGCCATATTTTTTGCTTTTTTAGCATCCGCTATTGTTTTAGCAACTTCTATGTTCTGAAGTATTTTATCTACCAACGGACTAACAGATTCTGGTTTCTTGACGCTAGGAACAGGCGACTTGGAGTCTTTTGTAATTTTAATAATTTGTGCAGACTTTATAGGTGCAGGGTTTTTTGATTTTTCTATCTCTTTTAAGTTTTGTAAAAATTTTTCTTGTTCTTTTGGTTTAGAATTTTTTAAAGTCCTAGCGGTAAGTTTAATTTCTTCAATAAATTTTGCAGGAAGTTTACGATTTTTTGCAATCCACAATAAAGCTTCTTGAGAAATAGGATTGTTGTACAAACTTTTACCCATTTTTTGAATATTGCCACCAATACCAATAATATCTTTTGGTTTAATACCTAGTCTTGCTAAAATTTTATAGATTTCTATTATAATTTTCATTAATAATACGATTTGTTAACTATTGGCATAACTTCATCCTTATAATCTTCAGGGTGGTTAAGAAACCCACCTTGTCTAAATCTCATTACTGCTTGTGTTGTACTATCCACTAAATCATCATGATCTCCATAAGGAAAAGCAGCGCATTCCTCTATGACTTCTTGAGCAAACTGTAAATGTGTTGGTGCCCAGACTTGTCCACTTTCAAAAATAGGTGCAACAGAGTTTACTCTAGAGTGTTTATCATTACCTCTCGATGGTGTAAAGTTAATTACAGGTATTCCCATAGCCCTAAGCTCATAGGTTAAAGGTAACCCAGATGCTTTTGCTTCTATTAACACTGTTTCAGGATCCCAATATTTATATAATTTTAATGCCTCCCGTCTAAGCTCTGGAAATTCAAAACGATCTTTAACAGCATCTAATAAAATCATTTGCTGCGGACTGTCTTCAGACTCCCTAAAAATACCCCAGGTAGTAATGGCTGAGTAATCGGCAGTTTCTTTTTTTAAAAATGCAGTATCGTAAGATTGTATGACATGATCACAGGAAGGAATGCCTCTATCTTCTGGCCACTTTTTCCACCACTCTCTTTTTAATAAAGCCCCTTCCTCAGAAGTAGGATTCTGCATATACTGTGCATTCCATTTTGGAAGTGCAACCGATGCTTTTACATTTAATAATTGTTCTAGTTCCCAATACTCTGGCCACACGGGTTTATTGCTTGGAAGGATTGCTGGAAATTCTACAACTTCCCATTGGTCTGCTTTGGGGTCTGCAGCTTGTGCTGCTTGTAGTCTACCTGTTAGATCTTTTGTATTCCATCTAGTCATAACGAGTACAATTACTCCTCCGGGTTGAAGTCTTTGTCTAGGTCCTGATGTATACCATTCATAAGCACGCTCTAAAGATTTTGCATTCATTGCGTCTTGCTCTGAGTGTGGGTCATCAATAATTAATAAATCTGCACCACGGCCTGTAACCGCACCTTCAACACCAACTGCAAAATACTCTCCACCTTGTGCTGTCTGCCAACGTCCAGCTGCTTTACTATCTTCCTGGAGTCTAGTTGGAAATACTTCTTTGTATTCTTCACTGTCCATTAAGTGTTTTGCCTTACGACCAAAACGTACAGCAAGTTCGGCTGTGTGAGTTGCTTGAATTATTTTTAATTTTGGTCTGTTACCAATCATCCATGCAGGGAGTAGGAATGATGCAAATTCAGATTTTGTATGTCTGGGTGGCATATTAACAATAAGCCTTTTAGACTTACCAGATTTTAAATTATTAAATTTTTCGGCAATAACTTTATGATGCTCCCCTTCTATAAAGTCGGGCCACATATGTTTGACAAAAGACATAAAATCATCTTGAATTTTTCTATGTTTTTGTTTCTCATCTTTCTTAACAACAAGTTTTTTTAATTCTTTTCGAGTCTCAGGATCGAGGTTCTCAATGTTTAAATTTTTTAAAATATTTTTTATATTATGCATAAATTAACTTTATGGTGGTGAAAACGTTTCTACAGGGTACGTACGTCTAAATCAATGTATAAATCCGAAAGCAGTGGGACCCCTTTTGCTATAGGGTGTAATGCTTTTTATTCTGCATAGCTTTTTTCGGATAAGGTCTGGTACCTCTATTAAATTTGTGCACGCGAGCGCAGCGGAAATTAAAAAAAAAAAAATACAAAAGAATACAAAAAATACAACCTGTGATTGTGTGCACAGCGCGTTGTATATATGTCACATGTGTGTGGTAATTTTACAGCCACTATATAGAGTGTACGCAGATACTGCATACAACTTACGGTTGATCCTCGCACGTTGTTCGATCGCGCCATTTGAAACGACAATACAACCTGTACGTGTATAGAATTATATTGCCACATTAGAATCATTCTAACTAGATGAAGATTTATCTTGACACACTATATGTAGTGTACGCAGATACTGCATACGTCCTGAGGTTGCATGATGCCTGTATATATACCCGCCCTCCATACCCTATAGTATATAAGATAATCCTACATATGTCAAGTGCATTAGTGTCGCACCTTGATACTTGCATATATATACCGCCATCCCCAGCCACCGTCCAAGTATATAGGATAATATAAGATATGTCAAGAAGTTTATTTGCATTTAAGTGAAATAAATATATTGCTAATATAAGATAATCCTATATAACTTTGATATATGTTAAACAATAACCAAGGAAACAAATGCTAATAAATAAATATATAAAGGAAGCCTCAAAAACTGAGTTACTATCTTATAAACTTGTTTTAAGTTCTCAAATAATAGAGGCTCAAAAAAGTTTAGATTTAATTGAAAATGCACAGAAAAAACTTGAGGGCCATAAAGCTCAATTTTTAAAAGATATTGACCCTGCGGACTTTCGAAATTAGGGATATAAATATGACACAAACTAAAACAATCAATGGGATGTATCAACGAGATAGTAAAGCGGCATTTGAGAACGCGAAAAAAGATGCCAGCTTCCAGCCTCGAGAATTCATGTATATGTATTCTAAGGATGGTTGCGACTACTTCAAAAATACATTTTATAGGAACTACGTTAACTTTAAATTTGTGGATGGAGTTAAGCACAACGGCCAAAAAATAGCTGACAGTGCTGAGGATCTATTCACAAAAATGATGGGAGGAATATGATAACAGCAACTATACTATATGCGCTCGGAATAGGCGCCTGCGGCCTGATGGCTTACCTTGGTATTAAAGGGACCAATGAAGCGATTGACTACCAAAACAATAGAATAAGACAAGATCAAAAATGGAGGGATAACAATGCCAGCTGATTATGGATTAACAATAGATAAACTAATAGATCATAATAAGATTCAAAATAAAATGATCTCAAAACAAATCGATGAACTTGTAGCCGTTAGAAGCAAGCTCGCAACTGTGGAGCATGACGCGAAAATTACTAGATATATATCTATTTCTTTTGCTGGTTTGTTTATGGCTTTTTTAGTGTCCGTAGGATTAACGGCCTAACAAAATTTAAGAATTTGGGCGGGTGCTGAATAGCATATCCCCGCCCGGATGGGTGGGCGGACTGGTGGATGTAAGAACACCCCGCCCCCTTGACATCTATAGGATTATCCTATATATATTTATATGAAAGCGAGGAAACATGTATAAAACACAAAACAATTTTTGGACATTTAGACGGTTCAGCAAGGTTCAACGTCGTGAGATATTGCCAAATACTTATGCAATAAAAGATTATAAATTTAATCTATGGATACCCATTAAAAAAATAAGTGTGGGCCGTTGGATATGTCAAGGGAAACAATATAATAAACTAAGTGAGGTTAAGCCATGCTAATTAAAGATGCTAACAAAATAATTGTTTCATTATCAAAGCCGGAGAAGATGCCGGGGTTTGCTTACGGTATACCAGCGGCTGAGTGCAAAACCGGTTCTAAATTGCGATTAATACCTGGTACAGTGTGTTATGGCTGTTATGCTTTTACCGGCAATTATAAAAGATTTCCGGCAATTGTCCAGGCACAATATAAAAGACTAGAATCAATTCAAAACCCGTTATGGGTTGAAGCAATGGCAACCGTTATAAATTCGGAACGTGTCAGCCAGCATAAGGTGTTTCGTTGGCATGATGCCGGGGATGTTCAGGACCTGGACCACTTAAACAAAATTTTTGCTGTATGTAAATTGACCCCAACAGTTAATCACTGGATGCCCACGCGTGAAGCATGGATTAAAGACCATTTGAGCAGGTGCCCTGATAATTTAATTATAAGATTATCAATGACCATGATTGACCAGCCGGCGGCTGGTAGCTGGTCTAATACTTCAACGGTTGTGACTGATGGAGCCGCAACCTGCCCGGCCCCTAATCAGGGCGGCAAGTGTCAGGATTGCCGGGCTTGCTGGTCAAAAGATATTAAAAATATAAGTTACGGTAAACACTAACAGGAAGGAAGCAATGAATAAAAAACAGGCTACAAAATGGGCTTTGTCAAAAGATAACCCAAACCGAGAAAAAAACAAATTGCAAGGCGGCTGGACTGAGGAAGCAAAAGCAGGCGCGAAAGCTGCTGCAGCCTTAGGCCACGAGCTAGGCGATTTTAGCGACAGCGGGGATGACCTTGAGGAACTTGCGGACATCATGGATTTTAATAGCCCGCGTTATAATAACTTAAAAAAGGGGAAGCGTAATGGATAATTACTTTGCAGAAGGTAGTATTATTAAATTCGATCACCAAAATGGTAAGATTGAAATAATAGCAATGGTAAAAGATGCAAAAACAGCTAAGAAAATTGCATCAGCATTAAATAAACAAGATGAAGAGGAATAAATGTGGTTTTTTATGAATGGCGCGGGCTGGCGCCTCAGGCATGATAAAAGCCCCAAGCCACAAGCTAGTCGCAGGTCTCAAGCGCCTATATTCAGGCAACAAGCTACAAGGCCCCAAGCTACTGTAAGTTATTTAAAAATTCCTGGCAGGCCTCAAGCCCCAAGCAACAAGCAGGAGTTTTCAGGCCACAAGCCTCAAGCTGCAAGATTACAGAACCTGGAAACAAATGGTAAGTCCCCTGAGAGAGGGGGTTTTGCTTATAAACCAAAATGAAACTACGCTTAGGATGTTTCACGTGGAACGATAATTGATGTGCACTGAACCGAATTTTGTTACGTGATGTTACTGGAGTAACTTTTAACTCAACAGTGAAAAAGACGCCATTACTATTATACCCCAATAGATCAGGAGTACCCAATACGCTAGAGTTTTCAATCCGAGTCCAGCTAATTTGTCGTAAATGTTTTTTAACTTCATGCCATAATTTTGTTTCAGGATTCACTAAATAACCGCCGTAACAAAATCTTACAGGATGAGTTTTGGTTTGCCCATTTTGGCAACTTCTTCATGTGTATCAATTACTAAACGATGTGATTCTCTAGCACCTAAAATTTTATTTTCAACTAAATTCACACCAACAATATCAAAATGTCTTCCATCTGGAGTCCTAACTTGAACTCTAGCATCTTGGGTCACACTAGCTTTTTGTTTGGGGCCTAAGAACTTATCTAACAAAGGCATCAGGTCTCTTCCTTTAAACATTATAACCCTGCATCTCTTAATCTATTTGTAAGGGTAGCAACATCATCTGCTAACAATGTGTTATCTCTTTTCAACTCTTTTAATTGATGTTCAAGATCTAAAATAGCAGTTCCTGCTTCTCTACATTTAGATTGCATATATTCTTTTTGTTTAGTTAACATTGCGATCTTTTCTGCAAGATCGTTAGGTCCTTTTATATCAATAGGATTTTTAAGAACGTTAGGTATTTTTTTATTAAATACTGCGGCACTAACTAAATTTCTAACATGAGTTATAGGACTCAATACTGTTTTAATTGTTTGATTCACGTGATTCCTTTCATTTTCGTATGTTTTATCTTCGTCTTTCATTAATTGACATTATAAGATAATCTAATTATATTGTCAACTATGGAAGTAAAAAAGAAAAAAAGAGGGCCTTTACCTAAATTAACGCCTATGCAAACAAAATTTGCAGAAGCATTAATATTTTTCGAAGGTAGAAAATATGCTTATGAAGCAGCTGAAGAAGCTGGTTATGAGAAGGATAGAGCTCGAATTACAGCATCCGAACTACAGAACCCAAAATTATATCCTATGGTAACAAAATATATTGGGATTCTAAGAGATGAACGTAATAAAAAATATGGTGTATCATATGGAGGACATTTGACTGAACTAGGTAGAATCAGAGATCAGGCATTAAAAGATAGATCATATTCTGCTGCAACAGTAGCGGAAAAAGCAAGAGGGCAAGTAGGCGGTTATTACTTTGATCAAAAAATAGTACGTACAGGTAAACTAGATGACCTGACTGAAGAAGAACTAGATAATAGAATCAAAACTATTAAAGAAGATAACGCAGTGTTGTTAGCAGCACCAAATGAAGAATCTGAAGATAAACCAGAAGATATAAAACCTAAACTACCTTTAGTTTAAGTTAATTTTCCTAATAGACTGAATTACTGATGTTGGAATAATAGTAGTACTACCAATATTTTCAAACGTTGGGTTGTCTTTAGTCATAATATAATCACTAAATATTCTTGTAATACCTTTTTGTTGACTCAATAAATAACCTTTAGAAACACATACAGGTAGTTTTTCTTTATTTAGATCTTTAGTATTACTCCAGCCCGCATCGCCTTCAATATCAAGCCAATAGATCTCC